GAGGCAAAGCAGCTTCCAAAGCATCTGCAACATATCCGGTAAATGACCTTGATTCGTCAAAGCCATACATAAACTGCTGCAAGCTGCTCTCTGCTCCAGCAGGCATGACAGTGTTTCCAACAATCCTGTCTCCAGCCACGGCTCCTTTTTGAGCCAGTTCTGGAATAGCTTGGATATCCTCGTCGGTCAGCTTTACTCCAAGATCAATACGATCTTCTTCAGAAGAAAACTTGCGTATTAGATTATTCCCGCTAACTTGGTCTCCTGGCAATGCGCCAAGTTCCATTAGTTCGGGAATATCTCTAATGTCGTCTAGTGTTAAAGTTGCTGGCTCTGCCATTTTATTGTGAACCCTGCCGCTGCTTTACTCTATCTTCAAAGCTCATGCCTTGTGTTGAAGCAGGGACATTATTATTATTTTGCGTTACCGGAGCAGGAGCAGAAGGCGTTTTTCCAGATAGTTTAGCTGCGGCCTGTAAAGCAGCAGTTGTAACATCCGCTCCAGTTTCTGCTTGAATACGAGAAGTCTCAGTAACGATAGCATCGAGTACATCTTTGTTCTTAGGAGTATCCTGAAAACCAAAAAATGTCAGCACCCCGTCAAGCCAAGTGCCGTCTAGCTTATCAATTTGTTCTGCAATCTGAGGGTTAGCTCTTAAAGTTGAACGAAGCCTATCAGCCTGTCCTTCAGTTAGTTTTGCGTTTTTGATAATATCGTTAATTCTGCGACGTTCGGCTTCTCCTACTTGTCTAGCTTCTGCTTGCTTCCGTAATTCTAGACTTTCAATCTCGCGAAGTTCCCGACGACGACCAGCCTCTAGCTCACGCTGTTCTTTAAGAGCTTTCAGAGCGCGTTGTTCTTTAGCCTTCTCGTCTGCTCGCATACCTGCCTGAGCTTCCGCCATGCCCATGAGCAAAGGAGAAATACCCTCACCTTCAAAACCAGGGCGTAGAAACTCTGGCCGTGCAGACATCTTAAGGAAGTTTTGTACAAAGCCCCCAAGGTCTCCTCCGAGAAGTGATTCTAAGAAGCCACGTTCTCTCTGATTTTCTACTATCCGGCTACCATATTCTTGGCCTGCGTCTATCGCCGCTGCGCCGGTACCTTCTACCGCTGCTACTCCAGTTTTCGGAGCTACCTGTATTGGAACATATGGCTGAGGTCCAACAACATTGGGTATCAAGGTTGGATCATCCTGAAGCATGGGAACTGAAACCGCAGCGGGAACAGCAGAAACAGTCTGACCCAATGACCGTGGCAAAGGCTGGACCGTGACTGACGAACCGGGCATCCCTGGAACAGGAGGTATCAAACCAGAGGGAGCATTAATATTGTATAAATCTGGTTCTGTCTCCGGCGGTATAGGCCGTGTTGCTACTATTCGTCCATTAGCCATCAGATTAGCCCTCTAAAACGCATACGCGGCGCTGCGACCACCGCCATGTTCAAAAACTGCTCGATACCTTTTTCCGCTTCGGCCTGTAACTGAGCAGGAGTCCGCAAAGATGTAGGAATTTGACCGTATGTATACGGAGACGGGGTTGCTCTGTAACTTGGACTAGGAGTTGAAACAGGCAATAGAGAAGGCTCTCGACCCAGAAGTGGTTTTACAGTTGGAACTTTACCAGAACCCTCGTCCTCTTTTAGAGCGTCGAGGATTTTATCCATCTTCTTTTTAAGATCAGTGTCTTCGTAAGTCGCGTACTCTTCTTCTGTCTTCAGAGTTTCTTTCTCTAACTCTGGGTCCATGTCCATAGTTATCTCATACGGAGTAGCTTCTCCGTAATCGGCTGCTCGCTGTTTGAACAGTGTTCCCATAGTTACCTACACAATCTTGCCGTAGTTGACACGCAGGTAGCCATCGTTGCCCACAGCGACAGCTTCAGGCATAAGCTTGAGAACTTCCTGAGCAATGACGCCAAAGGTTGTCTGATCACCGGCGATCTTTTTACCTTCGCGTGTCCATTCCCAGTGATACAGCGGGATACCGTTGGGCAGTTTGCCAATTCGTTTAATGTTGGTTTTAAGTCGGATATCCGAAGGAAGAAGCCCAGCGATAGTACCAGCGGCACCAGCAATCTGCTGGAACGGAGACAGGCCGGGAATTGCCTGACCCTGCGTACCACTGGATGTCTGCTGCATCTGGGTGCTGCTGCCGAGACCTGCGAGACCACCGAGCAGGTTGGCGTAAGTGATTGCCTGAGCGCGTTCTGCCTCTTGCTGCTGCTGGGCCAAGCGAGCAGCGTCCGACAACTGAGCAGCCTGACGAGCTTCAACATCGCGACCAATCTGCTCCTGCAACGCACCCGGCGTAAGCTGTGCCTGCAAGACCTGCTGCGCCATTCCCGGAAGATCGGCCTGAACCTGACGGCGACGAGCCTCTTCTTCGCCCAGAGCCTGAGCCATCTGCTTCTGGATTGTCTCTTCACGAAGCTGCTGCTGCATGGCCTGTAGCTCGCCTAGGGCAGTCGAGCCTAGGCCGAATTGACCCGCCTCGATAGCCTGACGCTGCGCCAGTAGCTTGTCTCGCTCTGTCAGGCGACGGGCCTGATTAGCGATATCTCCAACCTGTGCCTGATACAAGGCGCTAGTTCCAGGCGCTGCCGTGGCCTGTGCCAGTTGCTGCTGAAAGATATCTTGAAACGCCGGAGCAAAGCCAGCGGCCTGCTGACCTACCTGACCGTAGATATCTCGCGCTGCCAGTGTCTGAGCAGATTCAGAAGGCACATAGCTTCCAGTGTACAGTGCAGGGTCCTGCGTGAACATACTTTCCAGCGAAGGAAGAAGTTCCTGAATATACGGCTCTACCGGAGCGTATGGCTTAACTTCGCCCGAAGTCTGCGCTTGAGACGAAGAAGGTACGCTGACGACTGTGGTTTTAGGTCTGAAGAGACTGCCCATATTTATAACCTTTTGTAGATAGTGATGCAGCTAAACTCGTAGCCCAAAGGCTCCATCACTTTTTCCCACCCTTTCCTGCCTGTCATTTCAAAGAACTGGTAGCCCAAGCTTTTGTAGTATTTCTCTACAACTGGAACTACGTCTGGAAAATTAAACTTACCGCCTATGGCCTCTGCCATGATGCCTGTCTTTTGCGGGTAAGGCGCTGCGCCTATGACAAAACAACCAACTATGTTCTCTTCTGTATCTACACTGACCCAGAGGTCCGAGTCTTTGTCTACTAGTTTCTGAATAACATCTACTGCTTTAATTATATCAGTATTTCCGCGTTCTGTCGATTTTTCTATGTAGTTCCAACATTGAGCCAATATTGTCTTAAACTTATTATGCTGGTTGTTTACCCGCCTATAGCTTAACCCACGAACCGGCAGCGTTGTAAAAGTATATACCTTCTCCGCTACCTGGGTCCCAGCTAGTTCCATCTGCATATCTAATGTCTCCTTGAGAAGGCTTGTCTGGTGCCGCGTAGGATACATCCAGATGCCCGTCTCTAAGCAAATCTGTCACAGCCGAGACTTCCAAGAGCATTTCGTCGATATAGACCGGCAACTCTGCTGGCTCTGCCGGAGCATTCCGGGGACTAAATCGTAGAAACTCTCTGCTCATCGGTCTGAGACAACTTCTGTTTCTAGCGCATATCCAGACATCCTGAAGATGGTGTCTGCGCTTGTTTCAAACTTGACCGCTATGTATCTGCCCCTGACACGACAATCTACCTTGTTGTCTTGCCCGATGGTAAACGTCACAGGGTCGTTATAGACCACACCCTCGTAGGGGTTTAGCTCTGAGCCTATGCTAATCTGCAACGTGCCTGTACCTTCAATCCTAGGATACATGGCGGTGACAGATTTGATAGCGTCGGTGCGACCGGCGTGTAAGCCTCGGCGTTCCAAAGTTGTGGTAAACGAGGTGCCGTCGAAGGTGGTACCAGAGTCGGTCAGGTAGAACTTTGAATCGTTGGTGCCACACATCAGCAGCGAGTCAATCGCAGGGTTGTATTCCTGCTGAGACCAAGCGAGCGTAGAGTTCTGCCAAGTAGCGGTAGAAGCGGTCCAAGTGTTGGTCAGCACCGGATTAACCAAGCCACGAGCGATATAGTTGACACTGGGCAGAGACCTAATGGTCCAAGTGTTATCGCGGTAGTTCCAGATCAGAGCCTCGTCAGCGTAGCCGCTGGTGGCGTTCTGCTTAGGGTAGCAAATCCATACTTCGTTCTTGATCTTGTTGTGGACCAAGAAAGTACGGTAGTAGTACGTCGTGTCGATCTCTGAGAACAAGTAGGTCTTGACGGTATCGTCAATGACACTCTTGATTGTGT